GCACGTTTCCAGATGTTTGCAAACGATCCGCACATTAATCAAGCCGAGCTTCGACGCTCTGTCCTTGAGGCTGATGACAGTGGACTAGTCAAACGACTGCTCACTGATCCCGGCATCGAAGTAGCCAATCAAGCTGAGGATCAAGCTGTCGAGCTTTCGGTTATGAAGATCGGGTTCCCAGCTCAAGTTAAGCCGAGCGATGATCACGCAACTCACGTCAAGACCATGCTCGATTATCTTGCACTCAAACGGGCTCAGAACGCACAGACAGATCCGATTGAATTGCAGCGAATACAAGAGCATATCACCGCTCACATGGAGCAATTCCGTGAGCAAGACGGCAAGGCTGCTCAACAACTCACCCTAGAAATCCAAGAAGTATCAAATGCGATTAATGAAGCTAATCCGGTCGATGCGCCGATTGAACAGAATGGTTCCGGGGGCATCCAGCCCGGAGTGGACTCGGGAGGAAGCGGAACTGTTGCACCAGTTCCTAGCCAGTCGGGTGGGACAGAAACTTAAAAGGGTAATTTTTGTATGGATCACCAAGCAAGCGATGCTAACGGTTGATCAAGGGGCCGAAAAAGCTTCTTACAATGTCGGATACTCCGCTGGTTTTAGGGACGGTATCGCCGCTCTAGACACGTTGGTCTCGAATGGACTACTGACGGACTCCGATAGCGAAAACGAATATGACTGAAACGATGGATCGGGATGCAATGTTGCGTCTCATTTCGGGCGAAAATGAAGCAGAGTCGCTCACTGCTGAACCAGAGGAAGAGTCAACTACAGTGGAAGAGTCACCCGCTGCAAACGAACAGACTCAGACGGATGAATCTCAAGCCGAGATTGAATCAAATGAACCAGAAGTCGATGCAAAAACAGAGTCAAAATACGAGAAGCTCCGGAAAGCGGAAGCACGCCAAGCGAAAACTTGGCAAAAGTTATCCGAAGAAAAAGAGCAGCTCAAAAAGATGAAGGAAGACTTCGAGCTGTCCCAAAAACAACTCGAAGATGATCGTGTAAAACTTGCGGATCAGATCGCCAGTGGAGGAGATGAGGCAACGCCCGATGTATATGAGGCAGTAGCTGAAAGATTCCGAGACCAAGGTGAACCCGAGCTTGCAGACGAGGCTGTCAAAATGGCTAAGGAAGCAAGAGAGAAGCGAGAAAACGCGAGCAAGACGGTTGAGGTAAATAGATTCAAGAAGGAATGGGCAGACTCCGTAAATGAGATAGTCAAGGCGAAGCCGGATCTTAACGATCACGATAGCGAGCTTTACAAAGCGACTGAGTATTTACTCAAAAACAAACCCGCTTTGTCGACTTACTCAACTGGGTTTCGGGATGCTGTTGAAGTTGCCGAGTATTACGTCAACTCGCAGAAACTCGAAACGGTTAAAGAGCAGAATCAAAAACTCACTGAAGAGTTAAACAGTTATAAACGTAAATTAAATTTAGGCACGAGCGATGTTCCTCGAAGATCGGGCCCGAAGGGATTTGATGACATGAGTCGCAATGAACAGAGGGAAGCGATACTGAAGATGACACGCTCTGCATCAAGGTAAAAAATTATGGCAGACACAACAATGAGCACCAGTGCTGGTGGTGGAACAAATGACATCAGCCAAGCAATGCAAGATTACTTCTCTCGTGAACTACTAGACACGATTGAAAAAACAGTCGTTCTCGATCAGTTCGCGGTTAAGTCACCTCTACCCGCCAAGGGTGGTGGTCGAAACATGACCTTCTTCCGTTATCTGGAAGGGGACTCATCAAACGTAACCGCATTGACTGAGGGAAGCGCACCCACAACCAAGGCACTGGAACTTGAGAAAGTTGAAGTTGACTTGGAACAGTATGGTCAAGTTCTCAGTATTTCTGACATCGCAGACGCAACCGCATTGTTCAACAACATTGAGCAAGCCACATTGCGTATCGGTCGCGACAGTGCTCTTCACTTAGACAGTATCATCCGGACAGAGTTGTTCAGCAATGTTACCAATGTGACTAACATCTTCTCGGGGTCTACAACCTCTTGGGGAACCAGCATCACTGCTGCTGACGCAAGTGATTGGCTCGATGCGGCGACTGCGTTGAAGATCAATGCGGCAACTCCTCTTGACGGAGGTTTCATTGCTGTCGTTGGTCCTCAGCAAGCACGTGATTTGCTGGCTGATTCCGAGTGGCAAGAAGCTCATCATTATGCCGAGCCTCAAGCTCGATTGCGTGGTGAGATTGGTCGCATGCACGGAGTAAGATTCATTGAAACAACTGAGCCATTCATCGCGAGTGATTCGGGTTCTCAATACACCTATACCGATAGTGGTGACACTTTCGGATCAGTTGTTGTCGGTGCTCAAGCTTACGGAGTTCCAGAACTCTCCAGCCAGAGCACATACAGCCCGAAGGTCTACATCGTCAACGGTGCTGACAAAGGTGATCCTTTGAATCAGAAGATTCTTGTCGGTTTCAAATCGTTTTTCGCAGCAAAAACAATTCAACCCAAGCACGTTGCCCGCGTCTATTCCAAGACCGGATACAGTGCTTAATCATTATGCCATTTAGCATAACCATACCAACCGAGTCGGTCGCCATGATGGATGGTGAAGAACAAGTCATGCCTCAATCCGGGGACACTGTCTCCGTAACTATTGAAGGCACGGTGGAGTCCATCGGTGAGGGAGGGGTTTCCGTTTACGCGACAACCGCGAACGGAGTGGACCTCGCCGGAGACGAACCTTCTGAACCGACTTCGGATCGGTCGGAAATGCTATCATTGCTCGAAGGGGCTCAACTGTAATCATACGCACAGAGGGGAGGGAGACCTCCCCTCGTTAATAATGCCAACCTACACATTTGAAAACGAATCCGGGGTCCGGGCCGAAGCAAATAAACCTATAGGCACAACGACTTTTATCGACCGAGGAACCAAGTGGAAACGTATCACTGAACCGGAAGGTTTTCGCATGCATACCGGAGCACAATTGCCCGATCAAAAAGAACAAATGCGGCGAGGTTATAACCGACTGGAGAACAGAGGTTGGATCAGCAAATTTTCTAAGCAACAAGTAAAGCGAGTCTGGGACATATGAGAGATTTCATGAACGGTCGCGGCGAGTGGGTAGCAGACACATCTGCTCACACCGGGAACATAAACTACATCAAAGCTGTCAGCGATATCACTGTCAGCGCATACACCGGAGCACTGACCGGGTTCCCCGGAAGCGTCAGCATTCAAGCCGGAGATTTAATCCGGATCGATGCGACATCGGTCACGTTGAGTAGTGGCACGGCAATACTATATCACGAGTGATGAGAAAGTGGTTCATGCTTTTCTTCATGCTTCGGTCGCACGCGACCTTACACGAGCATGATTTCATTATCACTGACACCGGTCACAATCTGACTGATGGTTCCAACTTAATTATAAAAGACCATGGCTAACGTAAGAGTTAAAGACCTCCCTAATGCTAACACACTGGCTGATGCTGATGAGTTAATCATCGACAGCTCAAGTGCCGGAACTCGGCGCATCTCATACTCGGAACTTAAATCAGAGGTTGCCGGTGACTATGTAGCGGCACCGAGCACCTATAAAGTTGCGACACTCGCTTCCGATAACAAGCTCGATCCAAGTCAAGTCCCAGACACACTTTCTCAAGGACTAAACTTTGTTGGCAATGCAAATTCAGCCGGGGATTTAACGAGCACAACGCAAGGCGACTTTTACGTCATCCAGACCGCGTTCGGTGTTTACTCTGTAGGTGACCAAGCTGTCTACGATGGCAGTAGTTATGTTAGAGTGACAGACGGAACAAAACAAATCGGTGAGGGTGGAACCGGGGCCACGACTCTTTCGGATGCACAGATAAATCTGGAGATAGGAAATATCGGAACGCGACCACAAGACATCCCGCTAAATGGATTCTTAAATTCGGGTGCGTATTTGGATTTTGACGCTTTCTATCAAACGGGAACGTGGACGCCCACACTGAGTTTTGGGGGAGGCTCGACTGGGGTGAGTTACGCGATACAAGAGGGGTATTATACACGTGTCGGAAACCAAGTCACTGTACACGGTATTATCACGCTGTCCTCCAAAGGAACGGATACAGGTAACGCTCGTATTGGTGGGCTTCCGTATACTGTCTCAAACACGGTGACATCATACCAGTCAGCTACAATAGGTTACGTCATTAATATGGCATCTCTCACCAGTCCGATTACGGGGCTGTTCGATGATGCCTCTGCAACAATAGCTTTGCGAGACTGGGACGCGAGCGATTCGGTGAATATTGACAACACTAACTTTAACTCAAACAGTTCAATTCGCTTTTCTGGAACCTACCAAATCGCATAACGCATATGAGCATATCAAATTCCTACCCCACTCAACGCCCCAGCTTAAACCTAGTTTTCAACGGGGGCAGTGACCAACTCGACTCGCGCATCAGCTACAGTCGCTCAAGCACGGGGACGTATATGTCCAATGAGAAAGCGTTGAGTTCAGAAAACTTGATTCCGTATTCCAACGACCTATCTCAGAGCGTTTGGACCAAGCGAAATTTGACGGTGCCAGCTACCAATATAACAGCACCAGACGGCACTTCCAGCGCATCAAGTCTGCTCGAAAATTCATCCACAGCTACGCACGATTTCTACGAAGAATTTTCTGCGGTATCTGGAACTAGTTACACTTTCACGCTGTACGCAAAAGCCAACGGGAGGGACACGCTTCGTATGAAGCCTCAAGCGACCTCCACGATTGCCTTAGTTGTATTTGACTTAACGGCAGTGACCAGCACTGTCATCTCTGGGTCAGCCGACAGTCATAGCATCACTGCAATTGGCTCAACTGGTTGGTATAAACTGCAAGTGACGGTGACCGCTACTGCGTCTGGAACTGGTTTTTTACAGACCTACTTTGAAGTAGGTGGTTTGAGCAGCTATGCTGGTGACGCGACTAAAGGCGCATACATCTGGGGCTGCCAAGTAAGCTCAACGGGCGAGACAGTTTTAAACGAAACATCTGGGAGCATACACCGTGAATATTCGCCACTTTTAAAAACAGCCGCTGCCGATGCGCCACGGTTTGAATACGCTGCTGATGGTCAGTCAGAGGGTTCTGGCACGGCTCTTGGCCTCAAAATAGAAGCCCAAGCCACTAATCTCCAGAGATACGGTTCTGATTTTTCAAGTTGGGGCACAAGAGCAAACTTAGCTAGCAACAGCAACCAAGCAATTGCCCCCAATGGTCAGTTGGAAGCGGACTTGTTGGTGCCAACCACCGGCAACGATTATCATTACATTTTTGACGGTCAAGCGAGTGTGACATCGGGGAACGTTTACACGTTTTCAGTGTATTTAAAATCAGCTGGCTACCGATACGCTCAATTGCTCGCTCTAGGTCCGCTACAGTCTAGTGGTCATGTCACTTTTGACTTAATGGCTGGAACACTGTCAGCCAGTGGCGCACACAGCGGCACAATTGAGAGCGTTGGCAACGGTTGGTATCGAGCCTCTGCCACGGTCACAGCTACATCAACGACAACCAGTGGCTTTTTAATAGCGGGAGCAGACTCTCTCAGCAACGGGCGCAACCCTCAGACCACCGGAAACGCATATGACGGTTGGCTTGCTTGGGGGGCGCAATTTGAAACGGGTTCCGCAGCGTCGAGCTTGGTGGACACGGGTTCGCTTAATTCAACAATCAGCCGCGCAGCTGACTCTTGCTCAGTTGATTTGTCACAAATTAATTATAGCGGTGGAGAATACACCCTAATCGCCGATGCAGACACGTTGTCAGACGACAATGTTTTTGTGAGTGCGAGCTTGTATAAAGATAACTCAAACTTTGCAGCTCTATATGCAAACGGACTTTACGGTCGCACGGTAGTCGCTGTGAGTGACGGAGTCAATTCCACCGTCAACGGAGGTTCCGCAAACGGTCGCATTGCAGCGAGCGGCGGCACTAACTCGCTTTCGGTATGCGTTAACGGTGGAGCCGTAACCACGGACACAAGTTATACTGTCCCCGATTTGGCGGGCGGGACGTTATACCTCGGCA